TTTATTTGGCGGGCTTTTTGGCAAGGCGCGCTTCGATGGCTGCGCCACGCGGGCCAGTAACGGCGGCGGCTTTGGGCTGCTCTTTGGCGGCTTCGCTCATACGCTGCGCGCAGTTGTCAAACGGTCACGCCGAGCGCGACTTGCAAAGTGTTGACCCATGCCCTGTCTTGAAAATCTGGCCCCGGCACGCTGGTGATGTAGCTGCCTGCAAAATCCACGCCTGACGCGGCGGCATCAAAGGCCGTGCGGAAGGAGCTTTGCGCCTCGATGGCGGTGACGAGCGTAGTGAAAAGCCCGCTGTGGTCGGACAGGCTGACAGCCATTGACGGCGAGCGAAGGCTGACGGTGAGATTGACCAAAAACGCGCCCGGCCCCCGGTGCTCGGCATCGCTGACCTCGACCACCACGGCCTGCTTCTCAAAGTCCAAGTCGGCGGCAGTGACCGATTCGTGAACCTGTGTGCCTGCGGGAAGGTTGTTTAATGCGCGCAGGTAGGCCGCTACGCCCTTTTCTACTTCAAGCGGGTTCACGGGTTGCCAACCTCCACGATCCACTCCTGCGCGAGCGGGGAGTAGTTAAAGCGAACGGAAAGGACGCGATAGGTTTTGCCTTGGATCATGACCGCGCTTTTGAGGGCGGGCGCTTCGGGCATATCGGTCTTGGTCACGCGCACCACAAAATCAACCGGGCTTTGGAATCCGCCCGACTCAAGGTTCAGTTCGGGTGTGCCTGTCGAGACGGCACAGGTGAAATTGCGGGGGGCTCCGTTCCACGCTTCGCCAAAGGTTACGGTCGTGCCGAAGGCGGATTTCATCTGCGCGGCAGCTTGGCGGGCAAAGGCGGCTACGGAGGTGGCGTCCATGACCAATCGCAGACTGTCAAAACAGAATGGCCCCGGCTGAATTAACAACCGGGGCCACGCAGTTATGCAGGCAACTTAGAACACGAACAGAACAGACTTAGGCGATGATGGTCGAGACGAAATCGCTCTTCCAGACCTTGACGCCGTAGAAGGCGGTCACATCGAACATCGCCATTCCGTAGCCCTTGTATTGGGCGACTTCGAAGGTCAGTCCGGTGCGGTCATCGCTCAAGGTGATGCGGTCAACTGCTGCATCGCCGCCGTAAGGCTGCGCGGGGGCGCGCATGGCGAGTTCAGCCGCCTGCCTGTGGAACGCCACAAGCGGGGTGTAGTTGGACTCCAGCGTAAGAGCGCGGGTGCTTGCTCCGGTCGCCTTGCGAAGACCCGGGGCGTTGAGAACAACCGTGCCGCCGCCCGAAACATCGGCATCACCAGTCTTGACGATGTAGATGTTGTTTGAGTCGTTGGCAATGTTGAGGGCGTCACCTTCGACAATCGTGCCAGTGCCAGCCGAGCTAAGAGTCAGCGAAGTAGCGCCGACAGCGAAGTTTGCATTGGTGATCGTCGGGGAACCAGCGAGGGTGCCCTTGGTGTGAAGCGGAACGCCAGCGGATTCCTTGAGCGAGAAGCCCAAGAGGTTGAGCAATTCGCCTTGGCGAAGCAGATCGCTGCTGCCGCTTTCGTTGACCTTGTAAAGCTCGGACAACTGGCGGAGCGCAGCGCCGTTAGCGGAATCAAGGATGACCGAAAGCTGTCCGTCGTTAAGCGGGCAACCGTTGTCGGCCAAGACCTGACGAGCGCGGGCGAGGATGCTAAACTTGTTGGTCGAATCAAAAGTCGAGCCGCTGGAGACTTTGACGCCCCGCGAGCTTGCCTTGTAGATCGTCGAAACAACTTCGCTTTCAATCGCATTGACCACGCGGCGGATCGCCTGCGTGAACATATCGGAAAGAACAACTTCCATGCCGAAGCTGTTGTCCAGCTTGCGAGCGGTTTCCCCGGTCAGGGGGATGCGGACGTTGGCGATTTTGTTAAGGGTAAAATCGTCAGCCGCAACGGTCTGATCGTCGCCGTCCGGGATGGTCATCGCGGGCGTGTAGCTTGTGTTCAGCGTGGGCGCGGCGGTGGCAAAGGATTGAATTTTGTCGCCATAAGCAGCGGTCGTGGAACCGTCGCGGTTGATGGTGACAGAGGTGACGGCTCCGGTAAGCTCGCGAGCCACAATATCCCGCGCTTTGTAAATGCTCGGCGCGAGTGACGTTAGGGTCAGTGTATTAGGCATGATTGTGTTTTTGTTTGTTGGCTCTTAGTCCTCAAGACGCCCGCCCTTTTGGAAGAACGCGGCTCGGTCGGAGTGGGAGAGTTTTTCAAAATTTTCACGGGACAGCGTGGCAGTCCCTTCTTCGGATGCGCCAAGCGCCGGGACAACAGACGCCGAGGCAACGCCGTTGGCTTTTTCCAAAGCGGCTAAGGCTTCGCTAACTTTGCTCAGTTCCGTTTCGGCTTTTTCGGCGCGAGCTACGGCAACCGCGCGCTCTTCAGCCAGCGCGGCGATCTTGGCGACAAAAGCATCGGCACTGATTGCGGCTTGCGGCTGTTCAAGAACGGGCTGTTCAACAGCGGCGGGGGAAACTTCCTCCGCTTTGTTTTCCTCAACAACAGTCGCGTCGGTTACAGATTCGGCGGCTTCAGTGACCACGGGAGTTTCCTCAACTACGGGTTCAGCGGCAGGCGCGGAAATCTCGGCATCGGAGATAGCGTTGTTTTGCATCTTGGCCTTTGCAAAGTTGTCAAATCGTGCGCGCAAATCTTTGGCGCTGGCGGCGGCGGGAATGCCGTCTTCAATGGCATCGACAAAACCAAGGGCCACGGCCTCGACCGCATCCAGCCAAGTTTCTTCGTCCATCAGCTTGGCAATCTCCTTTTCTTCCATGCCGCTTTTCTTTTGGTAAGCGCGCACAAGGTTCGACTTCATTGTGTCGAGCAAGTCGGCCTGCTTGCGTAGGTCTTTGGCCTCGCCAGCGGCCAGCGTCCACGGGTTATGAATCATCAGCAAGGCGTTGTCGGCCATATAGACCGGGTTGCCTGACATGGCGATGACGCTCGCCATGCTTGCCGCCAAAGCGTCAATGTGAACAGTTAGCCCGCCTTCGTGACGGGCGAGAGCGTTGTAAATTGCGCTGCCTTCAACGATTTCGCCTCCGGGCGAGTTAATGCGGAGGTGGATGTGCTGACCCTTATATTTCTTGAGGTCGGCAATAAATTCTTTTGCGCCGATGCCAAAAGCACCGATCTCGTCGTAGAGAGAAAGTTCAACCTCGTTGCCTTGGTTGACGGTTGCCTTAAACGCATACCATTTTTGGGCCATGCTTGGCCCTTAGTGTCAAAGCGCGTTGGAGTCGGGTGGAGTCGAACCACCGTCCGCTTCGTTGGCATCATCGTCATTCGATGTATCGCCCGAAGCGTCGATGCCAGATTGCGACCCCGAAGGAATGGGCGCGGGCGATCCCGGCGCGGGAGGAAATACGTCTGTGACGGTTAATCCTGCCGCCTCGCACTTTTCTTTGCGGCGAAGATAAGAGGCAATCGCCGCATCTTCTTCTTGCTCTTCGTCCATGCCGTGCATTTCGGAAAAACGGCGTCCGCTCATTGCGCCCGTGCGGACGATTTCCAGCATGGCCTTGGTGTCGCGGCCATAGTCAACGGTGATGCGGGCGGGCGTGATAAACTCAACTTTCCACCAATCGTCAACCATCGGCAGGCGTCCTGCGCGGATCTCTGACCAGACCCAGTATTTGTAGAAGCGGCGGCAGAATGAGTTGATGAGCCAATCCTGCAACTCGGAGAAAAAGACCTGTGCATCGGCTAAAACAAACCGAGTGTTTGCGCCACCGATTTTAGAAACGTCCCAAAGCAGTTCGGGCGATACTCCAATGCCCCATGAAATGTCGCGGGCGAGGAAGTCCAAGAACTGCTGAAAGTTGTTGCCGGGATGCTCGTTCTTGAATTGCTGCAATTCCGCTCCGGGCGGAAGCTGAATTACCCCGCTCCCGGCGTAGAGCTTGTCCAGCGTTACCTTATTGCCGTCTCCAGCGTCCTGCCGCTTGAGGGCCGCGCCCATGCCGATCTGCATCGCATCCGGGCTTTTGATGATATAGGCGGGTTGCGAGGCCAGCTTGAAGGTCGTTTTGGTAAAGCGCACGATGTCGGCCATGTCGTGCAAATGCAGGGCCGCGCGGGCCAGCCATGACGGGGCGCGGGTATAGCCGACTCGCTGCGGGCGGTAGAAATGGCAAATATCGTCGGCGCTGACATCTTGAAATTGCGTGCCGAGATAGTTGGTCAAGACCCGGTATTGCGTTGGTCTGCCCATTGCATCGACGCGCACACCGTCCCGCCATTCGTCTTGCTGTAATCCGGTGACGGCATTGGCAACTTTTTCCGCCCCGAAAAAGCGCATCATGGCGCGACCGTCTTTGCTTTGCACCAACTGCCCGAAGAAGTCGCCGTCCACGGCGGCGTGACGAATGATTGCGGCCTGCGCGGTGTAAAAGTTGAATTGCCCCGCCGCATCAAAGCCAAAAGCCTCTCGGCCTACGGCATCTTCAAAGCGTTGCTCCGTTTCCTTGTTCCACGCGGAACTTGAAGATCGGGCCTGCGGAATAATGCCCGTGCCGCAAGCATAGCGGGCGATCCCGTCCACGGCGCGAGCGGCCAGCCCCACGTTGTTGTAAAGCCAGCGCGCTTTCTTGAGAATGTCCGTGCGCGTCCGGGCGGTAAACTCTTCGACCGGGTTGAGCGTAGGCAGGTAAATGTAAGTGCGCTCGTTGCCGACTACTTCCGCCGCTTCATAAGCCGCGTTCTTTGCCCCGCTTGTGCGCGGCCTTCCAGCCCCGGTGCGCTTGCCGCCCCAACTTGATTTTTTGATTTCTGCCGCCACGCAGGCGGCGGAAGTGTCAAACAGTTATCCGTTGCAGGGGGCGGATTTGAACCGCCGCATGGTAGGGTATGAGCCTACTGACTTAACCACTTGTCGACCCTGCAATTAAACGCTCGCCAGATTGGAGGAATAGTCTGCATAGACCATGCCCGCGCTGCGGACTTTCGTGGGCTCGGCAGACGGGGCGAGGTCTTCGATCAAGTCTTCGACCAGATTCAATATATCGGCCTTGCTGTATTTGCGCGCCTGCCCCGATGTGCTGCCACCCTCAAAGCCCGTCGAGGTGATAGTGACCTCCGAATCAGCGATGGAATACAGCTCGTCAGCAAGAGTCTGAAGCTGAGCCAGAGACT